GCATAAGACAGGATATGTATTATTGGGTATCCTTGGGAGCTTTAATAATTGTTGGATTGAAAATGACGAGAAAGATTTTAGATGATTGAAACATATGCCGAGTATGGTGCGATAGGTGTAATAGTTAGTCTTTTTGTAATGCTGATTATGAATCTGATGAAAAGCCAGAAACTGCAGAATGAAGATTTAGATAAGATTAGACAGGCAATTGCCAAGTCTGAAACTAAAATGAATAACGTAGAAAGTATAGTATTGAAGATGCTTGACAGATGGAATCGTTCTGATGAAACTTCTCAGCGACACAGAGAAGATATTGTTCGTGAACTTAATGATGTTACAGATGATTTAGCATATCTTAAAGGCAGAATAAATGGTAAGGAGATATGAAAGACGTAAATGAATATAGAACAGAAACCACAGCAATGCTGGTCAAGCTCAATGAGCGTCAGATAAGTATTTTTAAATCGTTGCAAAGAATTGATAGACACCTTGAAAAACTTAACGGTAAAGTTGAAAAGAATGAGAGTAACGTTACCATAATTAAAACTTGGGGAGCAGCGATGGTATTCGTTATCCCAATAGTAGTAACATTAATAATGAGGTTAGTAATATGATTGAATGGATTCAAAGTAATTGGACAAGTGTAGTTGGAGGAGTAGCCGTAGTTGGTGGAGCTCTTTATATACCATTTGTACGAGGACTTGTTTTGACCGGAGTTAAGACAATGGTCAGTGAAAAAGTCTTAAAGAAGATTGCTGTGCAGATGGTTGGTAAACTTGTCAAATCAACCAAGAATAAGCTTGATGATGTCTGGTTTGCCGAATTTAAAAAGAAGGTAGATGATGCCTAGGTTTAGTACCAAAAGCAGGTCTAAACTTAATACTTGTGATAAAAGACTTGTTGGGCTTTTCAATGAGGTAGTCAAGGGATTTGACTGTACAATTATTGAAGGCCATAGGGGAAAGGAAAAGCAGGATGCTGCGTTTAATAGGGGCAATAGTAAAGTCAAGTTCCCTAATGGTAAACACAATAAAAGCCCGAGTGTTGCTGTGGATGTTGCGCCGTACCCAATAGATTGGAAAGATAGGGATAGATTCCACTATTTTGGTGGATACGTTCTTGGGATAGCCTCTAAGATGGGGTTGAAGATAAGATGGGGCGGAGATTGGGATATGGACACCCAAACAAAAGATAATAAGTTTGACGATTTGGTACATTTTGAAATTAAAAAATAATGCCAAAGCAATTTAAAACATACACAAGATTTGATGGTGGCTTAAATACTAAGACCAATTCAAGGTCTATTGCAGATAATGAATTAGCCTATGCTGAAAATGTAATATTCGATGAGTTCGGTTTAATTAAAAATGGTAGTTATTTCGAAGACAATACTACTGATTATGTTGCTCCTAGTATAACTGCATCTCAACCCGGGTATGGCTTATTTCAAGCTTCGTTTGATTTTAGCTCTGGGGGTGTAAATAAAGCTACAACAAGAACTTTTCTTGCTGATGCTGATGATGGTAGCGGCAACGCTGTAATCCATATTTTAGATGGTGTCGCTTGGGATACTAACGATATAAGTTTGGGGGCAAATACTGGAGAAAATCAAGCACAAGTTATATATCACATAACCGATGGGACAGTAACTGTTTGCGATACCAATCTTGCTAATGTATCTACAAGTATTAAGAGTTATAACTATAGAAAATCAGAGAATAAATGGCAAGGCTCTGGGGGCTCTCCAATTATGGTCGCATATAATGCAGGTTGGGTATCTTATGACACAAAATTAAGCCCACCAACCGCAGGGATTTGTGGAGACCAAGTGGGCGGTACAACCGCAGGCTCTGGGAATAATAGTACTACACTTATTGCTGCTGACTCAGACGCGTTTGAAGATTTTAACACCGAACTGGATAAGGGAACTTATTGGGGAGTAAGAGGTGGAGCAGATACTGAGTTAATCACCAATCGTGCTAGCAATACGCAATTAACTATGCCAGCTGGTGGCTCATTGTGGACGGATAGCGCAGCTTATTATATTTATCCACCCTTGGCAAGTGGTTTTAATCTTGATTTTACAGTTGCTAGTGGAGGGGCATGGTCAGCTGGCACTTATGAGTTTGCGACAACTTTTGTATATGATGGAAATCAAGAATCTTTAATGAGGCAAATTGATGGGGATGTGACAGTTGCCGCAAATGATAAAGTAACGTGTGCAGTTTACCTTGTAGAGAATAACGATGGAACTGGCTTTCCCTTAAATATAGTAGGGGGAAGAATTTATTGTAAAATTAAAGATAGTGATGATGCTTGGGTATTGTTTGGAGATATAAGTTTTAAGGGAGGTGCAAGCCCCGGGGGTTCGCGATCTAGCCTTGATGGTGACTATACTTACTGGCAAAGTAATATTGGTGGGACTTCTAATTCTTACCTTTCAACGAGTTTTGTTAATGAATCTCTTGGCATAGAAACATATGAGTCTATAAATGGCTATGCTCCCGATAGCGCATTTAATTCTATAGGAGCAACTGGAGAAAAATATCAAACAAGCGTAGTAACAAATCGTAGGGTATTTGTAGCTAATGTGAAATACACAACAGGTGGTGGCAACTTACAGAATAAGGGAGACCAAATACGCTACAGTCAACTTAATAAATTTCAAACATTCCCACCGTTTAACTTTTTAGATATAGGTGTTAACGACGGAGAGGAATTTGTTAGGCTAGAAGCTTTTGCAGATAGGATTCTTGCTTTTAAAGAGAAAACTCTTTATATTATTAATATAGGTGGTGGCTCTGATACCCAATGGTTTTTGGAATCTGAACATAAAAATATGGGTATATTGTCTCACGTAGCTGTTGCTAAAACTGATTTTGGAATTGCTTGGGCTAATCCAAATGGATTATTTTTTTACGATGGGAGTCAAATAAGAAACTTACAAACAAAAATTAAAGAATCAGAATGGAAAGAATTGTTTTCTCCGTCTTTCTATGCCCAGTCGTTTGTAGACGATACTTGCGATTACAATAACGACCCCACCATAACAATGGATAGTACGGTTAGAGTGATTCCGGGTATGCTTGTAAGTGGCAGTGGTATACCAGAGGGGGCAACTGTTTCTTCTGTTACAAATGCGACCACATTTGAATTATCAGCCAGCACAACTGGAGGGTCGAAGGTTAATCAAACGCTGACCTTTCGTGCTAATGAAACTATGCTTTTTTACGAGCCCACTCATAAACATTTGGCGATAATAAAAGACTGTTCTGGGATATCTACTCAAAGTACGCAAGGCTATATGTACAGTTTTAATACACAAAGCTTTACTAGAAATACAGGTCTTGCAGGTTCTAACCCTACACTTACGAATCCTATAATTGACTACAAAAATAATGTAGCCTTAGGGGCTAACCTAGATGAAATAGAAACTTACGATGGAGAGTCAAATGTTACTACAACTTTAATGCAATTTAAAAATGATGACTTTGGATTACCTGATGTTGTTAAGAAAATATATGGAGTGACAGTTGAATACGCTACAGGTACTAATATTACAAGCGATGGATTGCTTTATAGAAGTACCGATTCGTCTGGGAATAGTAGTGCTAGTTTTATAGGTACTAATTTATCAAGCGTACAACTTGAAAGCACTAGCGATGACTTAGATGTGAAGAGATTTACATTTAGTAGTCCATTATCTGTAGCATCTTTACAGCTTCAACTTAAATTTAATCAAGTTGATACACATATAGTAAATAGAGTTTCAGTTGAATATAAACCTATACATAAAAGAGTTACATAATGGCTATTGATAGGGAAAAAAGATTTTTATATAACTCTAAAGGGGTTAAAACAAAGTTACAAAAGAGTTATCCAGCAAAATCCTCGGGAAATGATGGGGAAGAAAGATTGGTAAAAACACCAGATGGCAAGCTTAGGCTTTATAGAAAAGAACTGGGAGCTTGGTACTATCTAGAATTCACCAGAATAACATAATAAGGAGACTGGTATGCCAACTTGGATAATAGGAGAATAGGAAAATAAAATGGCAAATGGATTTTTATCGCAATTAGCAGCTGCTAGATCGGCTCAACAAGCTTTGGGTGGATTAGCTGGATTGCAACTAACAAAAACAGGATTCGAAGAACAAAGGGCTTTAGAGGATGAAATTCGAAGGATGGAAGAGAGAAGAAAGGAAGAAGTAGAATCCGCTAGGAAGCGCGAAGGAAGACGAGGAAGGGGCAGGCTTTTTGGTTCGATAGCTGGTGGCTTGCTAACACTTGGGCTTGGGCCTATTGGTACAGCTATTGGTGCTGGGCTTGGGAGCCTTGCCGGTCAAGAAGTGGGTTCTAGATACTCTATAAGCGCCAAAGGGATTGAAAAACGCAAGAGACGCCTAGGGAGGGTTAAAAGTCAATTGGAAGGCGGTATGTTCCATTCCGGCTGGAGGAAAGACATAGGGTCGCAAAGAGAAGATTTAAATAGATTTTTACGTGAATCTGATAAACAGTTTGACCAATTAATACTATCCGACACTTTATCTGATGCTTTATCCGCCTTTGCCTTTGCCAAGACAGATTTGGGAAAATTCGCCAGAAGCACAGACCCCGAAGGTAAGACACTCGGCTTGCTAAAGGGGTATAAAGCCATGAAGAAAGCTGATAAGGCCAAGCTTCTAGCAAAGGGCGTGGGAGTTGATTCAACTAGAACAGTAGCAAACATTTTGGGTAAAAAACTTGATGAAGACCTTGGTATAGCTATGTTCCCGGACTATATGGGCGAAGTAAGGGATGCGTACAAAGAAATGTTCCCCGACAGAAGTATTAGTTTTGGAGATTTCTTGGGTGGGATTGATTTGCCCGGGCAAGGTTTTGGTCAATTTTTTGATGCAGGAGGACAAAGATAATGCCAAGTCATTACGGAAATATACCATCATTACAAGAATTAATAGAAAGAAGTGGCGTAGATAAATCATTTTTCGAGGAAGGTGGTGCTTCTGCGTTTGCCCAACAATTAGGGCTTAAAGGGAAAGGTTTGGAAGGCTTTTCTAGATTTGCCGATATAATGAAGTTTCAGCCGGAAAAAATAAAAGAATTGCTTTCTTCTATTGGTGAATTCGGGCAAGAACAAAGAGGATTTATACAAGAGCAATTTGGGACTGGATTGGCTTCTTTGCGTTCCGGGTTGAAAAGCCAATTGGCGGGCGCTAGACAACAAACCGGTGGGTTTGCCGGTTTCGGTGCACAACAACGTTCTATAGGATTGTTAGGCGAATCTGCCCAAAGACAATTTGGCGGTTTAAAGCAAGCTAGAACAAGGGGCTTGGCTGGTGTTCAACAACAAGTTGAAGCTAGAATAGGCCAAACTCAAGGTTTACTTGGAGATTATATTTCAAGATTGACACAACTTGGCTCTCAGTTTGTAGCGCTTGACCCGGGAGATGGCGGGACGCCTCCTGTCGATTCAAGGGAAGCCATCCCGCAAGAATTTGAAAGTGTCCCAAGTCAATTTTCAGGGGATATGATAAATGTTGGCGGATTTTTATATAAGTGGGACACCAATACCGGGAAATATGAACTTCACAAGTCAGACTCTACGCCGGGATTTTAGAATTATAAGGAGAAAATATGCCAAACGGATTTACATTTGAATCACCATTAAATAGGCTTCTTAGCGAAACTGTTCCTAGGTTTATAGAAGGTCAATTGTCGCGAGAATCTAGAGAGCGCATGGAAATGGAAGCTCGAGAGTCTAGAGAACGTGTGGTGATGGAAGAAATATCTTTCCGGGAAGAACAAAATCGCTTAGACAGGATACAGCGCCAACAAGAAGCTGACTTAGCCCGAAAGGATATGGCGATAGAATCTGAATTTAATCGTCGAATGAAAATATCAGAACAATCACTAAGATCGGATATGTTTGAAGAACAAAAGAGGATTAATCGCGAGAAAGATAGAGCTGAAGATGACGAATATATATTAGGGACTTTTGAAGGAAGGTCTCCCACGGAATACCTTGAGTTAACTAAAGATCTGACCCTGAAGACCGGGCGTGGTGCGCAAGCGTTGAGCGACAAAAGGGCTATAGCGCAAATGAATGTCGATCAAGCTCAAACTTTGTCCGGTTTGTCCGACTTTCTTATAAATAAAAGAGCTAAGGCGTTATTTGGTAAAAAGATTGAAATGGGTGATTATGACGGTGCTCTCGGATTGGTTGAAGACGCACCAAATACGCTATCCCCAGAAGATCAAATAGAAGCTTCGTTCATAACGCAAGAAATCAAAGAAGCCTACAAACGTATGTTGCCGGGCGCTACCGAAGCTAATGCTGCAATCAAAACTGAAATTGAAGGATATCAAAACGAGCTTAGAGGATTGTTTGGCAAAAAGCCTGCAGAAGTTGGAACAAAAGAAGACGGGGAAAAAGTAACGGTTGGTACGATAATACCAGAAGGGGAAATAGGCGTTGGAAAACGCAACGGTAAAAAAGTTTATTACATCACCACAGAGTCTGGGGTAGACCCGGAGATTAGAGAATTATCTCTTCAAGAATATCATAGACTTAAAAGAGGAAAACGAAAGGCTGAAAAGGCAGAACTTAGAAGAGGTCTTGGCGTTGGTGGGTTAGATTTACTTCTAAGGTCTATTGGACAACGATAGGTATATATGCCACAATTATCAGAAATACGTACTGATATATCCCAAAATAATCGGCTAAGTAGTATAACTAAGATTTCTGCCGTCGAACCTTTAGAAGTCGATGACGATTCTATCTTTGATACTTTACCCGATTGGGTGAAGTTTGGGTACAACGAATCTATTACAGGTCTTAGCCAAAAACTCCTTACCGGTGAAAAGCCTTTTGAAATAGAAAACTATAACCCAAGTGTTATGGAAGATATAGGTGCGTCTATTGTTTCCTTTCTAATGCCAACAGATTGGTTGACATTTGGAGGCTTCGCTAAGGCTGGTAAAGCGGTTTTCAATGCTTCGAAAATGGCTACCAAGCAAATGGTTAAGGCGGGTGTAAAGAAATCCACTGCTGAACAAATAGCGGGTAAGGGTGCTGAAAAGATTATAAACAATCCCGCTATGAAGGAATTGGTTGCAGAAGGAGCCACCACCGGGGCATTCGGACTTGGTGGGTATACAGGGATAGCAACAGCTATGCGTCAAATGGCTGAAGAAGAAGGTGTTGATATGGGTGAAGTATTAACCCAAGCGGGCAAAAGCGCAGTTCTTGGTGCGGTTACTGGTGGTATTGGTGGAAGGGCGGTAAAGAAAGGGACTAGCGGTATAGTTAAGGCTGGTCAAGAAACATTAGCATTTGGAAGTCTTGGAGCTTTGTTAGAAGGTGAAGACCCATTCGACCCTATGTCTTATGTTCATTCTGCGGGTGTTATACTTGGTATGAAAGGCGCTAAAGCAGCTCCCAAGGTAGTTAAAGAAGGTGCCAAAGCTGTTGGTCGGGTAGCTAAGGGACAAGCCCCATTCCAAAGACAACTCGAACCCAAGAAGATTGCACCCGAAAAAGCAGAGGCACTTGCGAAGGTTGAACTTGAAATACGACAAGCTGAAAAGCTTGAACGTGAAGTTTGGACATCTAAAAAAGGTAAGAAGAAAACAGTTAAAATACTGCGAGACGAGGAAGTCGATGGCAAAAGATTTTTTGTAGTACAAGATGTTAAGAGCGATAATGTATTTAAAGTTCAAAAGGGAAATTTCTTTAAATTCTACGAAGTAGGAACAAAGCCTCTTGCCGAAGCAAAGATTCGATCTTCTAGAATAGGTCAAATTAAGGGACTTGAAAGAGAATTAAAAGTAAAAGATGAAATTTCACAATCGAACAAAAGATTAATAACTGGCGACAAGACTAGCGAAAGAATTTCACTTAAAGACTTTAGCGCAAAACAATTGTTTAAATATAGAAAGCAATTGCAATACGAAAGAGATTTGGGTAAGCTAAAGAAGGAATATGGGGAAAAGTTTATAGACTATCAACCCAAGAAGAACATAGTGGAAAGGGTTTTCCCTGAAAAGTGGGTTAAGCCATTATTCGCAGCTGAAACTAATGCTAAGAAAAGCCCCGAAGGTAAGATTCTAACCGGTGAAATACAAATAGCAGATGCTAGGGCAAAGGAATTATTTGGTACTTTCAATGAAAAGATGAACGTTGAAAGCGGTCTTCATGGTATCAAAAGTAAGAAACTTCGTCAACAAGTAGCAGATGCACTAGCACCTCAAGAAGCAGAAGGAAGGAAGATAACACCCGAAGCTAAGAAGATTGCTAAAAAGATTAGACCAATACTAAATGAAATGTTTAGAACAGCTGAAAAGGCGGGTATTAAGGTAGCCGACTATGTGGAGAATTACTTCCCAAGAATGTGGAAGACTGAAGTTGCTGAAATTATATATAACGATATTTCAAGTATAAAAGAAAAGCACCGGGCATTACTTGGTAAGAATCCCAACCCGGAAGATGTTCAATCTTTGGATAGGCTTATTAAGGCTTCTGTGGATACAGAATTTTCACCACAAACAAAGCTAGCGTTCAATAGGTTGACCAAGAAGGGTATGACATATAAAGAAGCTATGGATGCATTGGCTGACGATATCCACCGTGAAATGTATTCTCCTTTTGGTAATATAGAAAAGTCAAGGATTAAAGACTTGCCATCCGAATTCTTTGAAAGGGATGCCGGCGAGGTTCTTGCTAGATATAATATGAAGCTATCAAGAAGGACTGCCTTTGCGGAACAATGGGGTGAAAAGGGCACAAAAGCTCACGCTAAGATAAAATCACTAGCGTCGAAAGACCCTGAAGGCGCAAGACTTTTAAGTCAAATCTTTTCCTCCTTTACTGGCTTGATTGAAATTGACCCTGCTAAGAACTTTTCTCCTAAAAATAAAAAGTTTATGCATGATTTGATGGCATTTGAAATGTCTACAAAGATTGCTCTTGGCTTTGCAACTATCCCCAACGTTACCCAGTTCACTATTTCAACTGCTGCTGAAGCGGGATATTGGAGATTCTTAAAGGGCGCTTGGGTGTTGGCAACTGATAAAGAAGTTCGAAAAAGGATTAGAAAGTCAGGTGCTACTCATTATAATTTATTAGATATTATGATGGGTACTGATATTAGATTGTCTAGTGGGAAAAGTCTTTCCGAAGCGATAAAAAGGATTAAAACAGATAAAGCCAATAGGATGAGCAATGTTGCTTCCTTGCTCGCTAAGGTGTCTGGATTCAAGGGTATCAACGCACTTAACCAAATGTTAGCTGCTTCTACGGCTGAAATATATGTAAGGGACTTGCATAAGATTGCTAATACTTCTAGTATAGGTTCTAGAAGAGAGTGGGCTAAAAATAATCTTAGACGATTAGGTGTAAAAGATTTTAAAAAGAAACTATCAGAATCCGATGTAGAACACGCCATGTTCAGATTCGCCAAAGAATCACAGCTTCAAAAGGATGTATTGAAAGACCCATTAATCTTTAACGACCCAAGATTCAGACCTTTGTTTATATTTAAACGATTCGGTTTTAGGCAAGCTAAATATGTTAAGGATTTAATGAAGAGAGAAATTGCTGGCGGAAATCTTCTTGTACCATTAAGAATGGCCGCTGGTGGTTTGCTTGGTGCTGAATTTGTTATATCTGCTAAAGATTGGTTGATGAAGTTTATGTCGGGTGAAGATGTATACAGAGAGCACAGGGAAGGAATAGACGCTTTGGTTGATAAGTGGGCTATGGTTGGTTCTCTTGGATTCTTTTCTGATATATTAGATGCGGAAGATAAATTGTCTGCTGTGAAGTTCGCAATTAATCCAGTATTCCTTTCAGATTTGGAACAAATGTATAAAGGGTTACGAGGATTAGCTTACAATATTGATACATTCGGTGTAGGTAAAGATGCTATCAGTAGAAGCATAAAAGAATTTGCACCAGTATTCGGTGGGTTTGCACGTCAAGTAGCTAAACGAACTGAAACGCCCGGGCAAAAAGAAAAAAGAATTTCAGTACGCAAGGGTAGGGTAAGGACAAACATATTTGAGGCTATGCTTGAAGGCAAACACAAGTCTGCTTATGGGACTATCAAAAACTGGAATAAGGCGAATCCATCTAATCCGTTTACGGCTGAAGACATTAATGAAGGCGAAATATACCAATTCTTAGCACGCAAGCAAAAGATTAAGGCGAAACCATAATGCCTCAAGACCCACAATCAATACAAGATTTTAAGAAGCAATCTGAATTGGATATGATTTTTGCTGGAAAATCTTCCGGTGGAAAACAAAAAAAGACTAAAAAGAAGATAGAAGCTCCCGGGTTAGGTCTTTTGGAACTTGCCGGAGCTCCTGCAGTCGGTGGCGCCACAAAGCTTATAAGGCTCTTTAGGGGATTAAGGACTAAGAACCCAAAATTAACATTGAAAAATGTAAAATTATCAAAGCAAGCTACTCAAGAAGGTGATATACCTGAAGCTATACAATCTTTCATGGGGAAAGATAAGATACGCAGAGTGATTGGTGGCTATGACCCAAAAGGAGGGTTCTATTCGAAAAATACATTATTCACTTCTCTGAATCCAAGCACGGCTGAAAGATATGCAAGATTAGGTAGGGGTTCTGGTGAATTGGATGATTTGAGTAGGATGATGATTTTTGAAATGGAAAAATCTGCCTTGGTTAACATGCTAAAGAATAATCCAAAAATGTTTGAAAAAGTATTTGGAGGAACACCATTCAAGACGTTTAGTCCGGAACTCAGAAGGATTTCGGAAGTTCCATTTAAAGAAGGTATCCCAGAAAAATTTTTAAAAGATATAGTTTCTACAACAACTAAGAGTGGCAAAAAGAGATTTCCGAAAGGTCTAGAAAAGGAAATAGAATCTGGCTTTAAGAACATAGACTCTATTGTAGAAGATTTATTAAATTCTTTCACCAAAGGTCGTCAAGCCGAAGTTGCGAGATTAAGATTTAAATAAAGGAAATTGGAATGGCAGGAAACAATAAATCAATAGATGATATAATTAAACTATCTGATTTTGCTCAGTTTCTATCCGAAGCACAAAGCGATGCTACAAACGTAGAAACGAGTGGAAAGCCTATTCGTCAAATGCTCCCCGGTAGAACAGATATGGACACTATGTTCGATCTATTTTACCCACCTAGCGATGAAGAACAAATGATGAATCTTAGAAAGATATTAGAAGATTTAGCTAGGTCTAAACCCCTAGATACTTAAGAATTACGCAACTCGTTTCCTCGTTGCTTCTCCATGTTAAGGCGGGCTAGCTTTTTAGCTCGCCTTTTCTTTGCGGATGGCTTTTCATAATACCTTCTTTCTCTGTATTCTTTTAATATACCCGATTCTTCAACCGACTTCTTAAACCTTGATATCATAGAGCTTAAGTTTTGATTCTTTTTCTTTGACACGCCAATAGGTTTAGCCTGCATTGTGATTGGTTCCTTAGTCATTTGCTTTCTCCCTGCAATTTTCTTTCATAAAAGCCATCCAAATTGTTTTTGACTGCCTCCCGGTTGTGTGCCCAAAAAGGGGCTTGTATGGTATTAGGTCTAAAACCTGCCTTGTTTTGATTTCGTATTCATTCCATTTGAATATCAGCACACCTTCGGGCTTCAGCACCCTCATGCACTCATCAAAGCCCTTACTTATCATATACTCCCAATCGGTTGGTAGTCTTCCGTATTTTTTAGCCATCCAACTATTCTCCCCGAGGGTTTTTAAGTGCGGTGGGTCAAATACCACCATAGCAAATTGCTCGCTTTCGAATGGCATTTCGGTAAAATCAGCCACCAAGTCGGGCTTTACTTCAATTGTCCTCAGCCCACTTTTTTGACTACTGTCCTTTGCCGTTAATGTTTCGCTTCGCTTATCTATGAATAAGCAATTCGGGTTCTCCTTGTCAAACCAAAACATTCTACTACCGCAACAAGAATCCAATATAGGGGGGTAAATTCGCCGTATATGGGACTTTTTTTCATTATTCGACATTAGATTCGCATAAATTCGGACATTGGGATATGAACCACAGGTTCGCCGTCCCAACCATCTCTATTATTATTTCTTTCAAACCACTTAACATTCCACGATCGGCTATTCCCCAATTCAACCATATAGTCTCCATCGTTAAACCTAACCGCCAATTCGAAGGGTATGCCAATTGAATCAGCTAACCTTTGTCCGTTTATAACCTTCTTTAAGCTGATTATGTAAGTACCAAAGTCATTATGGTTATTGTTTCTTTGCTTTAATTCTATTAGTCTAGTTGGTCTGCCATATGAATTCATAACCATGTAGTCAACATGATACTGCGGAGGTAGTTTCTTCGCATCGTGGTTTTCATATGAACTGTTCAATATCTTTTCCATTAGAGATTCTTCATTAGCTAAATCCCTACTTGTTTCAAATCTTGGTCTAACCATTGAGGTCAATCCTTTCTTTAATTAGTTCGTTTTTTCTTGCTTCGTAGCTTTCAGCGCTATGTAGGTCATCGAATAACTTACAACTATCACCGGAATAACCTACTTCCACAGAGCCTGTAGTTCCATATCTATTCTTAGATACTACCAATTGCAATTCATTCTTAGTCCAAATCCTGTTGTTTGAATCAGGCTCACCATATCTAGATATATATGGGTAGTAAGTGAATACTACTATTTCAGCGTCTTGTTCTAGGTTCCCCGATTCCGCCAAGTCTGACAATCTTGGGACAGCATCTATTCGGTGCTCTATATTCCTATTTAATTGCGACACCAATACAACACAAATATCCTCGCCTTTAGCTAGCCATTTATATTGCTTTGTCGTATCACCAATCTTATGGCGCATATCCCTCCTATCATTGAAAGGATATTCTATTAACCCGATATGGTCATCTATAATAACATCAGGCTTTACCTTCCTTATTTCGTGAAAAGTGTCAGGTAAAGTCCGCACATCATCATACATAAACAACTTACCTTGGTACTTATCAGAAATATAATCCATAGTATTATTAACTATATCCTTCCTATCGGAAACACCGTGCCTTAAACTGTGATAAGATAAAGAATCTGATTCCATAGCTATAAACTTCTTCATCATTTCAACGTTAGGCATTTCACGGTTAAACATGGCAACCTTCAAACCCTTATTCACGAGGTTTCTTGCAATGTTAGCTGCTACCGTTGTCTTGCCATTGGCGGGTCTTCCAGCTATAATCGTTATTTCACCCCTAGTCATTCCGTTTACTACCGAATCCAACTTATTAACTCCGGTACTGACTATGCCCTTTTTATTGAATATCGACTCGTGAGTATCTTGTAATACTTTTTGTATATCGAAGTCTTCTGTTGGTTGAAGGCTTATCAAATCACCTACTAACCCATGAAAGTCATTCAGCAATAAGTCCACATCTTTAGTATTATCTTCAGTTAGGGAGGTTATGTTCTGCGAATATTCTTTAAGTCTTCGCCTAATCCAGTGGTCGTGTAGTAATTTCGCGTAATGTTCCGCCTTAGATGGGGTCGCCTCATTCTCAGCCATTGAAACTATTTCATAGTTTACATTATTATATACATGTCCTTTTTGAGGGAACTTATGGGCTACTGATACGGCATCTATTTCAGTTCCGCCCTCATCTAGTTTGATTATAGTTTCCCATACTTTCCTGTGAAAATCGAAATAGAAAACTTCCGGCTCTTCAATCCACCTACGGACTATATCTATATTTTCTGGCCTTATCAGTAAAGACCCAAGTAGTGCTTTTTCTGTTGATTCGCTATGCAAACAAATTACCCTGCCTTTCTAGGTCGAAAAGTCTTTCAACCGATGTATTGTAATAATCCTCGTCTATTTCCGAACCTATGTAGTTTCTTGAGGAGTTAAAGGCCGCTGCTGCTGTAGTCCCAGACCCTAGGAATGGGTCATACACAAGGTCGTTAGGCTCGGTGCTTTTTATTATTAAGTATTTTATTAGTGCCTCCGGTTTTTCTGTTGGATGCCTATTGCTTTTTACCCTATCAAATCTAAGAATATTTGGGTCTCTGCCACCATTTAGCTCGCGCCTACCTTTGCATGCGAATAATATCATCTCATACTTAGGTGCGTAGTCCCCGGCTAAGTCGCCCATACTGGTGTTGTTTTTCTCCCATATTAAAATGTTTTTAACATTGAAACTCTTTTCTATGGCTTGCTTGAAAATGTCTATATTGTGGAAGGAGCAGAACACATAAATATGCGTATTGTTTTTTAAGACTCGCCATGCTTCTGTTGACCAGTCATCAAGCCAGTCTAGATTGTTGTCCCAGTGTATTTCACCATGTTTCTTTTTCCTGTGGTTACTTACGAAGCTCATTCCGTAGGGCGGGTCGGTAACTATTAAATCAATTGACTCATCCTCAAGTCTTGACATAGTTTCCATACAGTTTTCACGGTATATCTCCGAACGGTTTAAATCCATTATTCTCCCTAATCTACTTTCGGTGGCAACCTATCGAGTCTTTTCTTTTCACTTTCCACTCGGACTCCATAAGTTGAGTTTTCATTCTTAATCATGGCTATTAAATATCTAATATTCTTACCTTCGATATACATCTTTTTTAATAGATATTCTCGCACCATCTTTCTAACTACTATATCTTGCACCGCTTCTATTTCGGAGTAAAAAGAGTATATATCCAAGTCATCTAAAGGCTCGTTAAATGAAGAATTTATCCTAGATATCGTTTCATCGACAAGTTCTAGAGTCTTAGCATCCCTAGCCAATCTTCGCTTTTCTATACTCTTTGTGTAATCATGCCCCGCAATCATGTGATTGCAAGTTGGGCACCTTACGCTCTTGCCTTTTACTTTTGGCATAAATGACAATCACCGCTTTCCATAGGTATATTTTCGAAGTGCTCTCCGTCTAAGTAATAAAACTTGTCGTCGCCATAGGCTCCACCATCCGTTGACCACGGCTTACCGCAAGAGCCACATCTTTGTGGTTGTGGGGCTGTCTTAGCCCTTTCCTTTCCATCTATTTTTTTACTCGCCCACACACTTTCAAGATCAAACCAATCTTCCTCAAAATAATAGACTAAAGATTCAAGTTTTGCAAGAGATCTCAATCTATATCTTAGTTCGTTATCATCTACATTTCTTTGCCTTTTAGGTGCTGATTCTGAACTTGGAGAAGCTTTACCATTTCTAACCATTGTTCGTATGGTTGGATTATGTAAGCCTCCCCATAGTCTTCTTTCACTAGTTGAACATCCACCATCTCGTCCGGTTTTATCCATTTTGCTATCTTCTTTCTTGTTTTGCATTGTATTTTATAGTTTTCTACTAATATATCCACTTCCGGTTCCTCGCCTATAGACCTTCCATCAGAACCCCAAGCCCTTTTAGACTTCAAGCCTAAATCTTTGGCTGTATTAACACAAGTCCTCTCGAAGCGGTTTCCCTTGGCTTTACTCTTACTTGGCATTAGTTAGTTCCATTCATTCTTTCAGTTACCAAATACTTGTGGTCGGGAATAGTCTTCCCTGTTTCAACGTTTATAAGTGCCTTTCTTTCGAAGTCCCAATACCCTATCGCAATAGGTTCTTTGCTGCGCATTGTTTCATACACTCTGTAGTGGGGCTTTGTATTGTGTTCATCTGCGGTTGTAGGTTCGACGCAAGCATCGCATATAGCAACCAATCCATCCCCTCTAAATTGATAGTTAGGGGTGAACGGCTTATCACATTCGTGACAATGACTTAAATGTGGCATGGTTATTCCCAAATCCTAGCGAGTCTTCGTGTAAAACCAAGCACCGCACCAAAGCCAAACGCTATGCCAGCGAGTTCCATATTACCAACGTACATAGCCGTGGCGCTGATTATATATGTTGTGAATCTGAACACCCCATAAATTGAGAATCCGTTAGATTCTTCTAAGAATTGTTTTCTACTCATTGTTTCCCTTTATTTTATTATTAATTTTCATTTTACGACTTCTACGTCCGTCCAAGCTGCTATGTGAACAACGTTATCATCCTTGTCCGTACAATAAGAGTACATGCCGTCAATATGTGAAAAATTGAGCACATCACCGGCCTTTTGTGGCAATGACGCTGGTGGGTTCTTCACATCTTTATCAATTATTTTTATTTTTGAATTTTTCGGTACTTTGTATAGCTCCATATTAATTCCCTGTAGTTTCTGATTCGTTTATTGAATCCCAAGGATTGTCTTCAAATACCTTAATCGACATCCTTTCCATTTCATCAGACGAATCTTCCCAAATTTCTTCTAAACATACTTCACAAAGTTCTTCGTCGAACCAAGGCAGGTAATCTTTTTCACATCTGATACAATTTCTATTCCTAACCATTTGTATCGCCTACAACGTTCATATGTTCCCTTTGCAAGTAATACCTCCCATTGCCATCTAAAGAATTGTAATGGCAATAGCAAGGTTCACACAACCTGTATTCATCATTGGTTGTGCTTAATATGTTTCTGTAATTATTTTCCTTCTTCCGGCACAGACTGCACTTGGTTCCCAAAACGATTTTCTTTGACATTTTCACTTCCTTTCTCTATTTTTTTATCTATGAATTTAGTTAATTTTTTCAAGTCTTTTTTCATATCTATATACGTCTCGACCATGAATGTAAGCCTTTCTAGGTGATCTCTGTATCCTCGGACAGCCATATCAAGCATTACAATTTCATTTTCGTACGCTTTCATTTGTTCTGATAATTCAGAATATGTTTTCTTGGTTTTTTTCAACTTAGCCATCACCTAGCTTCACTTTCTATTGCCAATTTGCCACCATAGGGCATTTGTGGGGTATGGTCAATTAATTCAGCGTTATCCTCACCCAATCCACTCTCATTCCACGACTCAATTAATCCCTCTCTTGAGTCAGCCTTAACTTTCCACCTTGCCCAATTATAACCATCGTCTTCTTTAACCATATATTCCATCATTCCACCTCACTTTCTTTTTTCACTTTCATTTTCCTTTCTTCTGTTAATATTGAAGGTCTAATTATATCGGGAGATTCTTTCTTTAGGACACAGGTTATACAAATCCTCTCGTCCATATTATCTTGAATCTTACTAAGAAAATCCCCACATTCAACACACTCCTCAATCTTTACATACATTCTCATCATTCCACCTCTTTCCTGTAACTTGTTCTCCAAAACCTACCATTGTAACTGAACCTACCAATATTTTTGTCGTTACTGTCAAATACTTCCACAGAGGGAACATTTCCACCACCCAATTCGTTCCTTTCTCGCCAGTCAATAAACTTATCTCGCATTATGGATAGTTTATCTGCCTTTACCACCACGTCTTTATCATCTTCAACCACTCCCCAATAACCACCACGATAATCTATATCAATATCAATATTGGGAACGTGCTGTAATATCATACTATATTTCATCACTCTACCTCACTTTCTATTGCGCGTCTCAATTCATCATCAACTTCAATGAGATATTTTTCCGCATCAACCGGAACCATGTTATTACTGATAAAAATTCCTATACGTTTTTTACCTACTCTTAGAAATGCTTGTTTCTTATTCTTTGGGTGTATATAGAATCCACCATCTACCCTATAGAATGTTCTTGGCACGCCATACGTTTCGTAAGTGTGTTTTAACCATTTAATCATTTTATTTCTCCAATTTCTTCCAAAATTAAAGGGGGCATCTTCAAATCAAAGACACCCCCTCGCTCTAACACAACAGACAGGAGCATAAATTTTTGCCAATCCAAGCTTTCAACTGTCATCCAATATCCACATTGGTTAATCGTTACTTGTTATTCATTATTCTCCATGTCTTCTTGTGTTAAAAATATTCTTGAATTCTTGTATAACCTGTATCTTTTTCTAAGCCTATGCATTATTATATCATCTTCGCGCTTAGATAGTTCATATAAGGGCTTTTTAGGGGCTACATCTCGCTTTATGTCAACCATAGCCCCTATGCCCTTATTGTGCCCCATTAGGTCAGTATACAATTCCTCGATTTCAATCCATTTTTCTACCTTCATTAGTCGTATCCCTAACATCAAACCCTAGTAAAGACGCTTTCTGACACACCCAATTACAAAAATCGTCAACATCTTTTTCTGTCATAGACTCAGACTTTTTAATCATTATTTTTTTCGTTGGGATATCAACCCTTTCTAGGTTTGTGAATTTTAATCCGTTATTTACTGACATTTCAACTCCCTAGAATGGTAGGTCTGGTTCTTTCTTGCTTCCATCGACCCATTCGAATACTAAAGATACCTTAGCAGATACCTTTTCTTCGCTTCCCTGCATCCATGTATCGTGAAAAACTCTCACAATAACAGGGAGTCCTTCCACATCGCTTTCGTCTAATTCGGGCAAAAAGAACTTACCTTCATTCTCTTGTACAGGGACACCTAAGGAATTTACCAATTCCATATATCCCTTATTAGACCCCATGCTTTCACTCAAGTGGGGATATTGGGCTTTATTCGGCTTCTTAAACCTAAATGCGCCCTTACCATACAAAACCCTACCAACGAAAGCCTTACCACTAACCTTATCACCTTCTTCTGTGGTAAATGTGGCATCGCCATTTTCTTTCGCAAGCGTATAAGAGAGGTTGTAAATGTCCGCTAAGAACTTACCCCTTATTTCCTTATTTCTAACGACAGAAAGGCCTGTAACATGTGCCTTGTAATCACCGGGCGGAACGAGTCCGCTAAAATCCTGTTCCGGGTCATACCAAGCATCAGTTCCATTAACATCATTTAAAACTGACGTAACATCACTCATTATCTTTTTCCTTTTTTATTTGTTCAATGCGTCTAAAAACGGCATCAAGGTCTGTCTTTATAACCTCTCCGTTGTCAACGCTATTTAGTATTCGTGCTTTCCACTCTTTATCAAGACCTTCTACCCTTTTAAACAATTCCGCAATATCATCCTCGTCTAAGGTCATGTCTTGCTTTCTATAAACATCGTCTGCTATGTTGCAAAGCCTGTTTATAGCACGCTTAAATGCGTTAGTATTAGCACTTGCTAAATTCTTATCAATATCTACTACGTTCTCAGGTGTATGTTCCTGTCCTCGTTTGAACTGTATCCTAGCAGCTCCGGGAGAAAAGAATTCCCTTGTTACACCTTCATCATCAATTCTGAGAATCCCACTAACAATAGCCCATTCACTACCTAGGAATTGCACAGGGTTACTGTTCGCAGGAGACCAAGACCATATCGGGTAGTTCTTCCCGAGTTCATTTCTCATATATGCTTCATCCACATACTCGAATCCATCAGGCCTTGACTTAACATGACTCTTTGGGGTAGTCCTTTGTGATATTTCTCGGTGCTTTGTTACAAGAGCACTAGACACACTACTATCCACCAACGCAACAGAAGTCATGCTTGAATCTGTTTCTTTGTTTTTATCCAATATTATCTCCGTTCATGTATGGGCAAACACCCCTAACGTCACAGAACATTTCACACTTCTTACCACCCCAAGTTTCTTCTTCGCTACATTTCTGCGGGATTTCGTTTGTTTCAATCGCTGTTAGGAGTAAGTCCCTTTTTTCTGTAAATCTTTTTTCTATGTGGTCGTCATGTATGTAAGGCACTTCGACCAAGTAAATCTTTCTGTCAATACCCCTGTCCCTTGCCATTTGGATACCACCATCACGAACAGTGATTTGGATATACATAGAGTTTACTTCTTTGCCTGCTTTTTGAAGCATGTACCGATAGCAGTTTAATTGCCATCCCCAATCACCAAAATCAGCCTTTTCTTCGTCTATGTAAAAAGCCTTGACTCTTTTAATTGTTCCTGCTTCACCCCACTTAGTCTTACGCTTATATCTTTCTCCTTCCGGATGGTCAGCGTAATAATGCTGAATACCAAGCACTTGGGCAACCTTGTAAGACCCGGAGTTCTTATAGTCAATAAGACTCTTGGTTTCTTCATCATACAAGTCGGCAATACCTGTTATTCCCAAGCTTTCCATAAAGATTTCAGCATATTCTTCTTCTGCATTATCTTCTAATTTTTTGTGGTGCAAAGTCCCTGCCAAGGCAAAGGCGTGCTCTTGCGGGTCGATGAAATATTCTTCCGTTCTCTTGAGGTACGATTCGCAAGTACCAGAAAGACATTCAGTGACGGAAGGTTTTCTATTCGGGTCTCTTTGCTTTGACAACTCTTTAAGCATAGGAATAGTAATCCCCATCCTAAGCATATCCAACTTTCCATTCTCAAAAATATCTTCAAATGTTATTTCTTCCCCATCAGGGTATTTGAATCCAATAGCAGGCATTTAAATCCTTTTTAATCTTTTTAATTGAAATTTACGCTTGTAAATTAAAGGTATTTAACCTAATAACCAAGTGGTATTTTTTTTATTTTTTTACTTTGTTTGTATTTTAAACATCCTTAATTTGTATGGCCTTTAAAGGCTGGAATATATATATTTATTATTATATATATTTTCAGTATCTATATGTTTATTTAATCTACTATCTATATATCCTTCAATATCTTTTAAATTAAGATACTTAATAAATTCATCTTTAGTCAGAAACCTTTCTTTTGAGATGTCTATCAACTCATGGCCTTTGCCTTCTTTAATGCAATTACCAATTTCTATTCCGACCTCAACTATTGATTGACAGATCGTAATCCAATTTTTAATTTTTCCAGTATTTAAAGTTCCCGAGTGATGCCTAAATTCAATAGTGCCGAGATATGCTCTTGAATGCATATTTATAGCGTGATACCTCGAATCGTGATATTTCTGTAAGCTTGGAGCCCCGCATCTCACTCCATCATACCAAGCATTAATAAAATCATCGTTATCCCTGACAGTAAGGAGCTGCTTTGTACTAACTTTTGAAGGTCTGCACCAATTACTACTTTTTCGAGATTTTGGTATCATTGAATACATAATACTTTCAGCTGCGTTGCCGACTATACCTATACCACACAACTCTGCCCAATACAAATCTCTGGCATCTATATGGACATGGTATCCACAACTCCTGTTTGTGGAAAATTTATTATTCTTGAGCCATCTGGCCATACCGTCGATTTGGTTAAATAATCTGTCACCATTCATAGGTGAAGAAACCCATTCAGCGCCTATGCCGTTTATAGAACCATCGCTCACTCTTCTAAAGTCGAAACGAGCATCTCCGATATCATTCAAATCCGAAGCATCTTCCCCCTTATATACGGTTTCCAACTCTACACCGCACAATCTCTTGAATTTGTTTTTATCGAAAGTATTATCAGGGTTATTACGGATAGTAATACTGTTGTACGAGTCTAAATCAATTTCTATAGATTCGTAGCATTGTTCGCACAAATATTCATCCGTTCCCTCTTGATAGTACAAATATTCTCGGTGGCATTCACTATCGCAACTTTGACACCAACCGTAGTACTCGTTATAACAATCATCGCAATAAGCCTCTCCATGAACAGTGTAGCATACATAATCCGAATCCATAATATGACTACAGTTTTCACATCCGACGAATCTTTCATAGTAACAGTCATTACAATAGCAGTCACCCCCTTGTTCGTGTGATAGATCGTTGGGGACAAATTCCTCGCAACCATAACAAACATCAAATTCCTCAAGTAAACAATGTTCGCAATAATCTGCATCTTCGCAAGGAACATAAGTTAACTCTTTCTTCTTTTCGCAAAATGAACACTTCTTTTTAGGCACATTACACTCCTATGTTATACCATAATTTGCAAATATAAAGGAGGCGACAAGGACATTTATTTCCTTCAGCCAACCTATACTTTTAAGGGCATTGTACAATTCCTCTTCATTGTCAAATTGCACATCTATACCCTCCAAGTTCCTTATTTGTTCTTTTATGTAGTCTAAATACTCATCATAAGTTTTATTGCTTAGAAAGGGGTTTTTCTTCGCCCTCTTGTACAGTATTTTAATTACATACCTTTTCGATTTTATTCTTATTGGATTCTCGATTCCAACAAGAACAGCTTTTTTCTTTTTCATACTATCCCTTATGTTGTAATTGGTAGGTTCTTCTGATATTTGTCATATTGTTTATTAGCATCATCGCAGTAGCCACACACTTTATAACCATCCACTTCCACGATGTCCTTCTCCAAAACATCATCACCACAATAATCACAGATAAGCCCAATTTCTCGGTCTTCATAAGTGATGCACTCGTGACAAGAATATGCTCTACCTATCCAAACTAATTCATCGTACATCTTCTTCTGTTTACAATCTTCACAATTAGCACTCCAATTTCCATCAGAGTCTAACTTCAAAGTGTTCCCTCCAAGACTTGAATAACCTTGACAATTAGAACAAATCTTGTCAGGATTGTAGGTCAATTCCCAGCAATACAGACATTGGTTCTTAACATATCCATAACTCGAGCGATTATAGTTCCCTTTAGAAACTCCGTAGCTACTATGTTTATTCTTATAGCCCCAATATCCACCTTCATTAGATACCACCTTCTCAGTTTTTGGATTGGCCTCCTTCCAAAATTCCCTCGTATCAAAGCTATGTACAACATCGACTGGAAGATGGTTCACTTTTATTTGCAACCCAGCTTCCCTCAAGGATTCGCTAAGAATCTGAAAAGTTGAAGCCCAAAACAAGCACCTTGCCTTCTTCCAATACGCTGTATATAAAGGCCTGCCTTTTTCGTGAAGCAAATTTATGGTATGATGATTATCCTTAACCCAAGATATTGCGTAATCTCCATAAATCAAATCAAGGGCTTCTTGAATTGATTCCTTTCTGTTTATCAATCCAAAGATAACTTCAGAATCCACTTCCACGCTCTTGTTTATCTTTTCACACACTTCCTCGTGGTTCATTATTATCCCATTATGAGCACCAACCACATTCCCTATTTGGAATGGGTGAGCGTTCCTTATGGTAACCTCTCCTTGCGTCGCAAGTCTGACATGCCCCATAGCAACAGTAGTTTTTGGGGTTATAGTATCCACTATATTATCCCATTCTTCACTGCACACTAATTGATCTGAAGCCTTCAATGTCTTGTAAGTGGCACTTCCATCTCCTGAAATTATAGAAATCCCAGTAGAATCTTGGCCTCTAACTACAGAATTGTAGGCTAAGTAAGTGAGTGTGTCATTAATGCGAGTCATTTGTGTCTCGCCTTGCCAATCTTCTCTTTTAGCAAAGCCAAAAATACCACACATTTGTTACTCCTTATCGTTTATTGTTAATTAGGTTCACTGTCCATTTCAGTCCATGAGGGAAGCGAATCGCTGATAACTTCAATTCCTTCACGATTCTCTACATAATTCTCACGAGCTTCCTTGTATTCTTCCATTCTCAAATACAAGTATTTTTCTAAGTAAGACATATTCATAACAGCTAAATACCAATCTAAGCCCCTGTCTAAGTCATCCTTAAATGCCCCTATGAGCTTCTTGTCTTTATCCATCAATGTCTTGCCGAAATCTGTTAGTCCTAAGCAAAACTTAGTCCAATTATAAATTCTTTCGTAATTTACAGACCCTTCGTGGTATCTGTATTCCAAAGTCCCGAGTAAAAATCTTGCGTGTAGGTTAAATCCCCTATATCTCGAATTATTATATTTGCTATTGCTTGGGGACACAGAACCCATTTTTTCATACCAGAGTTTAGACATTTCAACAATACCATTCACGTTTTCTATATCTTCTGCCGAAACATCGGCCATTTTCTTGGAAAATCTCAAATGTTTTCGCTCTGGTGGTATCATTTTGTATATATAATTTTCCATCCTTCTCATAACTAATAGCATACCTTTTAGTTCAGGAACCCCCATATCAAGAGCATTGGTATGTATGTGGATTCCACAACTATTATCAGGAGTCCAGCCATAGTCTAAAGCCCATCTGCATAAACTTTCAATTTTATATCCTATATCATCCCCGAGTGTAGGTCGCATAATAAATTCTGCGCCACCAGAGGATAAAGAACCATCTCTTTCAGAATAAAATCCATCTGGAACTCCACCAATTTCATCATAACCTTCCCCAATAAGCTCAATTTCCAACGAAGCCACAGTTCTGCTTTGATTTATCTTGAATGAATTACTCTTAGCTGAATACAATTTCCCTATATTCAAGTATCCAACTGATGAAGGTGGGTTAACAAGAGATTCTACAATGCGACTCTCATAGCACCTTCCACAATAAGGCCTGTCGTTAAATATATCACCTCCTTGACTATCTATGCGCAGTCTTTCGCACCCATGGCAAGTAAATACCATAGTTTCAAAACAGGTTTCGCAGGCATATCTATCAGCACCCAATCCTCGCCTTCCCCCAGCTGCTATTGTATAATCGTTTTCACATATATAACAATAAAAATATTCAGATTCTGCACAAGTAGGGCAAAAACTTTCAGAGGCCCCATTCGATGAGTAAGATATATGGTTCCGAAAGGTTTCAGTGTCACAATTAACACAAGGACTAAGGTCTGCAACCGTTTCAGATAATCTTCTGCAAGCTCGACGTATAAATGCTTTTGCATCACCATAATCACTCTGATAAGTTTCTAAAGTGGCAGGTTCACCATTTTCCTCTAAATGAGTATCTTCTATGTGACAATACCATCCTGACCTAAGATGCTGAATTCTAATTTGCCCACTACTGGCTCTACTTGTAACATTATCAGTAACACTACCGAGAATAATATATTTGCCGTTGTACGCTATATTCTCGTCTTGACGCAGGCCAACTAATGTTCCCGGCCTGAAATCATTTCCATCTCGAGCTACAATTATATATCTAAACCAATTGAGGTATACGTATTCGTCGCCTATGTCAAAGATAGGATAAAACTTTGCTTGCCCCTCAATAATCTCTTGGTCTGCTAACCTAAGTAACCTGCTTTCGAATACTTCCTTTCCATCAGAAGAACTCGAAAACAATTCATCGCCAGATCTTGCATCAATAACTATATCATCTGATTTTGCTTCGTAAAGTGGCATATTTTATTAACCTCTTTTCTTTATTATTGACCTTACAAATGGTATCGACGAGATAACCAACGCAATAACATCAGCCAACAAGTGGCTCAAACCTAATCCGTGAGGACACATTCATTTACTCCTATTCTTCATTTTGTTAATCTTTTGCCGATTCTTCTCTTAATCGTTCATATTCTACTTCTTGAGTTAAATTTTCAATAAGGTAGTGAAGGTCTGTCTTGGCAGTTTCTAAGCTGTTGTGGACTTTAGTGAGTTCTAATTGTCTTATTTTAGGCATCTCGCAATCCATAAAGTCATCGACACTTTCGTCATCAGCCTCCAATATGTCCCAAGATAGTGTTGTCAGCTTACTGACTATGTTCTGTAAATATGCAATAGTTTTCAATTTTAATTCGAGATTGCTTTTATTTGCTTTCATATTACTGTTTTCCCTTTGCATCTATGCCAAATCGCTATCAGTTGTATTTTACTATAACTGTTAGCCTTTGATTCAGATACATCAAATTTTTTCATAGCCCAATCCACCAACTGCCATTTAAATCTGTGTGGACATCTATTCTGTGAATATCTAATCATTTTAAGGTATCGCCGAGCACCCATTCAAGAGCCTCAACCCATCCCTTAGTAACTAAATAATCAACTGAATCAATACTGTAATCTGAATCCAATGGTTTATCTAATCTATCAAGAGCTCTTTTTTCAGCATCTAAAACTGACCTTATAGATTCCGAGTCAAATGCCAATCCTGTGTGATCTCTCATACAAGTAGGTGTACAGTAATTGTTATCATCGTGAACAAACTCTTGGCCATCATCTATCTCTGAAACACAATTCCAGCAAGTTCTTTTTGCCTCCATTCGTATATCATTCATATTTACCCCTTGAGATGATTATAAATCTCTTTTATCAATATCGCCAGAAACAAAAACAAAGTTACTATCAGCGCCAATCCTACGCCTCCGACAAATAGCGAACCTGCTATCTTAATCAATGCCTCTACCATATTATCTCCTATGCGTTAGTTAATAGTATCCACACAAGCAGAGACCATATCCCTGATATGCACAAATACTGTATTATTCTTATTAAATTTTTATTTACCATATATATCTCATCATTGTAAATACTTACTAATATCTTTAACTGATATTAATTTATACTCTTTCAAATTTGGCTTATCTATAAATACCCACTCTCTCTCGATATAAACAAATCTACCTTTATCGAGATAATGTTCTTTATCTGTGGCTTTCATCCAATTTGTTTTAGTAATGTTATCCTGTTCTTTTACCATGTTCTCTCATATGGTTTAATGAGTTTCGGGTCTATTTTCTTAACCTTGCGAGGAAAATACTTCCTATTCCCTAATCTATGTTTCCTCACACTTGCTTGAAATTTCTGTTGCTCGTGGCAAGCCTCGATATATTCCGTAAATATGCGATAATCTTTATACTCAATTTTTGTGTTTCTGTCTAATAATATAAATCCCTGATTCCTAAACTGGGCCCTCTTCTGAAATCCCCTAATAACCTGCTCGCATTCCTTAAATGTATTCAAATCTATCTCTACACCCATCGGGAGTAAAAGGTAGTATTTGGAGGCTACCTTCTCAATCTCCATATAGATTGGAGGCAACTTCTCCTCTTGCTCATCTATGTAAGCATCTATTTCTGTTCTCATATCTATCTCCGTTTTATTGGAAGTGTATAAAAAAGCCCCCCAGATTTTTAAGTCTGGGAGGCTGGTTTGCTGTTTTTTTAGTCCTGCTTTTTAACTGGTACTTTGTGGCAGTAAACTCCCACTTGGTACTCGATACCTTCTCGCTCAAACCGCTCACAAGACTTGGCCAAGGTTTCCATTTCTCGGTAAGTGTTTTGGGTTTCAGTCGGTGCAAAGTTAATGTTTTTAACTCCTCGAGTTCCCTTGATTCTGAACATTGAATTTAATACTGTTTCGGGAGTTCCCTGTTCCAGCATCAAATCCCACTGTTCCTGAGTTATGCCTGTTTTTTTAACTTCAGTCATTCTTGACTCCTGTTCTGTTGATTTTCAAAAAGCCAATATATTTACATATATCTTAGTTTAATATACAAAAAAAAATATATATGAATCAAGTCTTTTTTTAAAAAAGTTTCCATACAATAAAAAAATGAAAAAAGCAAGATATTTTTACTAAATAAATAAAATAAATATATAAAGGCCGACAATTAACAAAAAGTTAAATTCTTTACAATTTGTAAAGCTTGGTAAATTCTTATCAGATATTCAACTGATGGAGTCTAAAAACATAAATACAGATTTTCTAACTAAAAAGAGCAAATCCAAAGAAGGAGACGGGGGGTACGGCAGGGCGATAAAAAGCCTACACACAATTTTGTGCAATTTTTTTGAAAGGGGGATATGTGTGAAATTAGCTTTTATCTTATCTTTAAGCTATATAAATATAATAATATATAATATACAAACCAAGATATTTTAACAGCTTTGTGCGATATCTAATAAATTAGGGATATGATATAAAATAGGAATATCGTTTTTTGGCGATATTTTGGGGTAATACGGGACTTTTTTGTTTTTTAGGTACTTGGGTGCCAGTTTTGCATTTTTTGCGTAGTTTTGTCCGTATTTAAGCGATTTGGCGTTTTTTCAACCTTTTTATAAGGGATTCGTCTTTTTCTTTGATATTATGCTTTTTTGGTTTCCCAAAAATTTTTTCATAATTTTTTTCGTAGGCGGTTATATTTGCGATTCTATTGCGGTCGCCTTTTCCGTTCATCGCGAATCCTTTTCTTTTTGAATATACGTAGTATATTCTTTTTCTTTTATATATATACGATAGTATATATAATATTCTTTAGTATATAATATATAATATATATAAAAGCTTCGTACCTTAATACTTACAATATAAGCGAAAACGGGTGATTTGTCAAGGGGTTTTTTATTTTTTTTTTAAAAAAAAGTTCTTGGATACTATTTTATATTGTCGTAAGTTACTACCGTGAAATTAGATAGAAAAATTCAATTATGAAAAAAAATCTTAAAAGAAAAGCTATGAAGCATTGCGCGAATTGGGATTGCGGGCGTTGTATTGGGGCAATGTTCCGCAGAGACGAAGAAGGTAGGCTTCATACCTACATGGATAAAGAATACCACAATAATGAATGTAAAGTAAATGAAGGGTGCGAATACTTTGATAGTATTGTTGTCCCGGGAATAAAGGAGAAATAAAATGTCGAAGATGACGCCGGAAGAAGCGGTTAAGAGACCTGTTAAGTTTTTGGAAGAAATTATTAATGAAGTAAAAAACAAGAAACGTGGGTATAAACCGTCGGTAATGCGTACAACTGTGCCTGCGTGGGGAAATGGGAAGGAAGACTATAAGAAATGCGAAAAATAGATATTGGTGGACATTCCTATAGTATCAACTATATGGATGGTGATAAAGAAGGTAAAGAAGGAAGATACCTTTTAGGATTAAACGACCCTAGGCGTTGCAAGATATACCTAGATGAATCCATGGCGCATTCTAGAAAAGCTGAGACATTCTTGCATGAAGTGATTCATGTGATTCTTAGTAATACTGGCTGTGAACATAATGAAAACACAATTGATTGTTTAGCTAATGGCTTTCATCAATTAGGTGTGGGAGAGTATTTATGGCGAAAGACCTCGAAGAAGTAGTTAAGTCTATAGAAAAAGCTTATCCATCTATGATGGGAAGGTTTAGGGATATATCCGAAGAACAATATCGTTTGTTTTGTAAGAAGCAATACGACTATGGTTGCGGGAACATTACACTTGGTGGCGATTTAGATAATGATGAAGATTGTATGTTTGCTTTGACCGCTTTGGTTATTCGGATGAACGATAAGGTTAATAGGCTCAAAAATATTATTGTTAAACATCGTGGCGAAAATGCTGTAGAAGATGAAACGTACTTAGATGCTTTTAAGGATTTGTCCGTTTATGGTATTATTGCCCAATTGGTTTCGGAAAGGGTGTGGGGCAAATGAAGTTCTTACTTTGGTTGGAATCATTGTTTTTAAAATTATTTCTTAGATTAATTGTCAAAGGAAAAAGAAAATGAAGTGGACTAAAGACGAAGTAGATATACTAGGTCAATATAGACGAACTATGAAAAGTGTTCGTGATATATGCTATGAGTTAGATAATGCGGGATTCATGCGTACATACAAAGCCGTTACCCGAAAGATTGAATCTATGGGATGGAAGAGACCTACGGATATTGCCAAGCTGGAAGCCTTGCCTAAGATTCTTTTATTCGATATTGAAACTACACCAATGCCTGTATGGGTTTGGGACTTTGGGAAGCAATATGTTCCGCATACTAATTTGGTTAGGGATAAGGATGGCGAACAAAGGGCGTGGTATATTTTATCTTGGGCTGCTAAGTGGCTTTATGGTGAAGAAGTACATTCCGATATATTGAAGCCGAAAGAAGCTAGGAATAGGGATGATAGTAGAATATTGAAATCTATTTGGAATATGTTGGATGAAGCGGATATTGTTGTTGCCCACAATGGTGATAGGTTTGATATTAGAAAATTAAACGCTAGGTTTATTGCTAACGATATGTTGCCACCATCTACATACAAGTCAATTGATACACTAAAGATTGCAAGGAAGGAATTTGCCTTCAGTTCAAACAAGCAGGATTTCCTAACTAAATACTTTGGCTTGGCGGAAAAGCTAGATACCGATTTCCAATTATGGATTGATTGTATGAATGGTGATACTAAGCAATTAGCTAAGATGCTTGACTACAATCGGCGTGATGTTGTTGGCTTAGAACAAGTGTACTTGAAACTTAGACCATACATTAAGAATCATCCTAACGTTGGTGTTCTTATGGATTCGGATTCATGTCCTTCGTGCGGGAGTGAAAGCCTAGAACCATTGCAAGCTACGTATTTCACAAGTTCTAATGAATTTATGTCGTATCGTTGTAATGGGTGTGGTACGCCATATATTAGGGACAAGTCTAAGATCAATGCTAATGGCACGGAATTGAGAAGCATTGCAAGATAAAATAAAAAAACACTTGACTTACTATGCAAATTTGTTTATATTGTAAATAGATGGTAAGTAGAAAAATAAAAAACGTTATTCATATGATATATGAAAACGAAGAAGAATTTAGAAAATACCTACCCGATGTTAAGTTTACAAAGAATTGGAGAGAAGGCGACGAAGGAAGCTGGGTTCGTACTGATGATGGTCAAATATGTCAAGTGCTTAAGCGCGGGAAGTTAAAGAAGGGTAGCGCTAAGTATACACATTCTTACGTTAGGACTGCTATTGGGACGTTTCTTTGTGATGGTAAGACAAAGATGGAAGGAGAACCTAGGGAAAACATGTATTCTTTTGGTGTCAATGGTATTTCACCATATCAACACTATAAGAATAAAAAAGAACTTACTGCTAAGGAATTTCTTTTTGCTAAGTATGTTGCGAAGGGAGATGGTATAGCGGAAGCCTTTATGAAGGCATTTCCAACAAACCAAAAGGAATATGCCGAATACAAGGGGAAGATATTAGTAAATACTGATAGGGTTAAAAAAGTGATAAGAGAAGAAGTAGATAAAGTATTAAACGATGCCGAAATTACGCCATTGTATTTACTCGAGCAAATGAAAGCGATTATTGATAAGAATGAATCGCAAGACAAGGATAAAATACAAGCGTTGAAAACCTTAATGCAAATAAGTGGCATGATGGATACCGAAAAACGTTCGGAATCAGTAACATTATTTCAAGGATTCACAAAGGAACAATTGGATGCGATCTCAGCGGGAAATCAGAAACAGCTCGTTAGCGCTGAAAGAGAAGTTGAAAAATAGGTATTGTGTTATTTGCGACTTCCCAATGAAGAACTATACTTCAATTTGGTATGATCTTGATGATGGGGAGATGCATGCGCAATGCGTAGAATGTTATACCTTGTATGATGGCGACTTAGAAATAGAATTGCCGGGATTGGTTAACCATTGTGGGGAAGCGTGATATGGTTGCGTGTTGTGGGCATGAAATAGGTTCTGAATGGTTTGAAAGTCTTAATGGCGAAATAATGATCAGGGACTTTGACGAGGAAGGAAACAAGGCGGTTTCATACTTGGTGTCGTGTGAAATGTGTTTGCCGATTTATAGGGAAGTAGAAATATTTCCTGAAGAAGTAGAAGATTGGCTTGAAGGTAGATTGGAGGTCTAAATGGAGAAGTTGGCTGTTTATGGAACACTAAGACGCGGGGATTCTAATAAGGGGAAAATGTCGGATTGCACGCTTGTGTATCCGGGACATACAAAATTCCCTGCGGTTATTCATAACCCCGAAGGGAAGGGTGTCGTCGTTGAAGTCTTGGATGTTTCAAAGGAAGATTTAAGGGTGTACGATAAGTACGAAGGAATTGCCCAAGGATTATATCGCAGGGTAAGGACACGCGTGAAGATGGATGATGGGAACGAAGAAAATGCGTGGGTATATGTTGCGGGCGATGATTTGTTACAAAATGAAAGCATATTTGAGGTTATAGAAAGTGGCGACTGGGAAAAAAGAAAAGATAGAAACGTTTAATATAATACCGCCCGACCTTGGCGAAAAGGAACGTGTATTACAATTAGCTTCAAATGATTTGGTAACATTTGGTCAGTTGTTCTTAGCGGAAGACTTTATGAAAAGTAAGCCCGCGCCGTTTCATCACGGACTGGGCGATGTTCTTCTTAATGATGACATCAAAAGGATTTGCGCTATAGTTCCTCGGGGTCATGCTAAAAGTACCTATGTGAAGGCTGCGTTGTTGCATAAAATATTTTTTAATTCCGAAGGTAAGCGCGAATTTATAGCTTTTGTTTCTGAAGAACAAAGTCAAGCTGTAGACCATTTGAAATATATTAAATCGCATATAGAATTTAATCCTGCCCTTAATTATTATTTTGGAGATATAGTTGGAAAAAAGTGGACGGAAAAGGAAATTACCACATCTAAGGGTGACAGAATTATTTCTAAAGGTACAACTCAACGCTTACGTGGTAGATCAGAATTGGGTTTACGTTATACTAAGATTGTATTGGACGATTTCGAATCTGAATTGAATACAAAGACACCTGAACGTAGATCGGAAATTAAAGAGTGGGTAATGTCAACGGTTATACCCGCATTGGAAGAATCTAAAGGTAGCGAAGGTTCGGTTTGGCTTATTGGCACTATTGTTCATTATGATTCATTCTTGCAATCAATATATGATGGGTATTTAGCTGCCGAAGAAAATGAAGAAGAATATACTTGGGAAGTTGTGTTTCACAGGGCTATGGAAGATGGGAAGGTTCTTTGGCCTGACTATTTCAACAAGACGAAGTTAAACGAAATTAAACGTGGGTATATAGAACAAGGGCTTACACATAAGTTTGCTCAAGAATATATGAATGATGCCCGCGACCTTGATTCTGCGAAGTTTAAGGTTGATAGGATTAACTATTATGATGGTCAATTCATTGCTAAGAATAACCAAGCCTATATAATTACAAAGCAAGACGCTATTCCGGTTAATGTTTACATGGGTGTTGACTTGGCTTATGAATCTACGGCGAAGAATGACTATCAAGTTATAATGGTCGTTGGCGTTGATAGTGATAAGAATTATTATGTGATAGAATACTTTCGTGAACATTTTCCTTTGTACGATATGCCTAAAAAGATTTTTGAAATGGCGAAGGAATATCAACCATTAAGGCGTGCGAATGTGGAACATGTTGGTGCGCAAGGCGTTATTAAGGATGCGGTTAATAACTTATCTGGGCAAGATAGAAAGATGGCGCCGGGTATAGCTAGGGGCGTAAGACCGCCTACCGGAATCAAGAAGGAAGATAGAATAGAAGCTTTGTTATGCCCATTGGTTAACAGGAAGAAATTGTATATTAAGAAGCAACATCAAGAATTAATTGATGAAATGTTTCACTTTCCCAAGGGTAAGAATGATGACCTTTTGGACGGATTGTGGTATAGTGCTGTGAATGCCAGATCGCCATTATCCCATAAATTTGATGCTTCGAATTTTGAAAATGAAATAGACAGTATGCAAGAAAAAAGGGCTAGAAAGGTGTTGAGAAGTTGGATGACTGGACAAAGATTGTAAAAAATTAAAAAAAACACTTGACAAAGTACCCTAAATTTGTTATATTATATATTAAAGGGTATATTGCGAAACAGGAGACTTTATTATCGCACAAGAAAATAATTTTGTAGAGCAAGACGAAGCACAAAAAAACAGAGACCTATGGCGTAGATGGCGGGATGCCAGAGTTGATTGGGAAACCGAAGCGCGTGAAGCCGTAGACTTTGTATTGGGAAACCATTATACACAAGAAGAATCAGAGTCATTGCAATCCGTTGGTCAAGGTGATTTTGTAATTGACCGTGTATATGCTGCCGTAGATAAACTAAAATCATTATTAACTTCTAAGAACCCTAGGTTTTCCGCTATAGGGCGGGAGGATTCCGACAATCGTTTAGCCAATGTTTGGCGGACTATACTTGAATATGTATGGGATATTTCCGATGGAGATATGCAATTCAAGAATGCTGTCCACGATTATGCGGTTTCTGGCTTGGGATATTTTTATGTATATACCGATACAGAATCGGACTTTGGAAGGGGTGACATAAAATTTACCTATGTTAACCCTTTTCGTGTTTATGTAGACCCAGCGTCTAGAGATAGATACTTTGGCGATTCTTCGGCTGTTATTCTTTCCACAATATTAACAAAAGATCAACTTGTTAATTTATATCCACAACTTTCAGACATTGCAAATGATATAGAATCTGCAGATGATGAAGAAGATTATCCTTCTTCTAGTAAAAAGAATTCATCTATGTCCTTTACGCCCGACGTGGTTAAAAATATAGATAGAGGCGGATTTGAAAAGTATCGTATCTTAGAAAGATTTGAAAAAGTAAAAGTACCTTTTTATCGTTTGTTCAATAAGCAAAATGGTGAAGAAAAGATTGTTTCATTGGAAGAATATGAACAAATCTTAGAAGAAAATTCACATTTAATAGAATCGGGACTGGTAGATGCTGTAGAAGTCTTACAAACGCGGATTCGCAACGTAGCAACTGTAGGGCAAACTTTGTTGTACGACCAAGTGCTAAATTGTGACATATACCCTGTAATACCAGTCCCAAACTTGTGGACGAATACACCCTACCCGAAATCAGACGTTACCAAGGTAAAGGATTCACAACGTCTTATTAATAAATTATTTTCCCTAACCTTAAGTCACGCACAATCTTCTGCAGGCTTAAAGTTGTTGGTTCCGGAAGGCAGTGTGGATGACTTGGGTCAATTGGAAAGAGATTGGGCAAATCCGAATGCGGTGATTGAATACAATCCCGAGTTTGGCGAACCACACTTTCCACAACCTTCTCCATTAGCTGCTGAATTTTATCATTTAATTGATAGGGTGGAGCATTATATAGATTTAAATTTTGGGATTCCTGAATTGATGCAGGGATTCCGTGATAAAGCACCGGATACTGTTCGCGGGACTGCTATGCTTTCTGAAATGGGAGAAAGCCGTGGCAAGTCTAAACTGCGCGACATAGAAGGAAGCTTAACTAGACTAGGTCGTTGTATTTATTCAATGGCTAAGGGTCATTATAATTTTAAGAAAACATTTAGAATCGTGCAACCTAATAACGACTTGACCGAATTTACGGTTAACAATAGGTTGTATGATGACAAAACTAACGAATTGTTGTCAATCGAAAATGATATTACGATTGGTCAGCATGACGTTAAAATTATATCAGGTTCAACGCTACCATCAAATAAGGTGGCCGAGTACAATATGTATTTGGAAGCGTATCAGTTGGGCTTGGTAGATGATGTCGAGGTTTTAAAGAAAACTGAAATCTTTGACAAAGAAGGTGTCTTACAGCGAAAAGGTATGATGGCGCAGATGCAATCATATATAGAGCAACTTGAAGGTCAATTAAAAGACGTAAGTGGTGATTTGCAAACGGCTGAACGTGAAAGCGTGCATGCTAAGAAGCAAGTTATTGCGGAAAAATTCAAGTCCAATCTTAACGAGGTTATCACGGAAGCCAAGTATAAGGAACGGGTTAATCTTAATAAGATGGAAAGCGTGATTGATAAAGCTGATTTTCGTGCCAAAGAAGCTGCTAAAGACAAAGGCAAAAGGGGAGCCTCTAAATAGAGGCGTTGATGGTAAAAACAAATACAGTCAAGCCCTATCGGAATATCGAAAGGTAGAGTCCGTTAAGAATAGGGAGATTGAAAGGAGTTAAAATGGAAGACCAAAGACAAGAAGAAACTGGCGCACAAAGTTACGAAGAAGCGTTATCATCTGATAATCCAAATGAACGTGTTCAATTGGCGAATGTGGATGAATTCGCTTCTGATGTTCCGTCCGAAGAACTCACACCGGATAGTAAACCGCCTAGTGTCCTAACGGACGAAGGCAATGAAGGTGGGATTGATTATGGTACGGATTGGGAAGCAGAAGCTAAGAAGTTTCAATCAATGTATGATAAGCAGAAATCTGAATATGATGCATTGAATGGACAAGCGGAAGACTTATCTCAATTACGCGAATTAAAAAGCGTATTAGAGCAAAGGCCTGACGTGGTGGATGCTATCCGGGAAAGACTTGAAGGCAAGGCCAGTACTAAGGGAGATACTGAACATGTAGATGAATCTTCTTTTGACCCTTGGGAAGCTTACTATAAACCTGATAGCCCTTCGTATAAGATGCGAATGGCACAGGAGAAAGCCTTGGTAGATGAAGCCGTTGGTGGACATATGGCTGAATTACAAGGTCAGGTTGCTATGCAAAATCTCAAGAATGAGTTGAAAAATAGTTACAATATGGATGATGAATCGGAAATTCAAAATTTTATTGAATTTGCTACAGCGCCCCGAGATGAACTTCCCATCGATTTATTAATTGATGTATATAGGAAGTATTACAATAAGGGAACTGAAGCACCGCCATCTGAAAATATTGAAGCGATAAAGCAAACTCAATCAATCCCTAGGTCGGCAGGAGTTCTACAGGGCGGTGAACCCGCACCTGCAAAGAACGAACAAGACGCTGCTTGGGATAGGATTTTACAAGCTAGTAACAGTGGACGAATCCCATAAAATATATATGGAGACTAAATAAATGGCTATTAAACAGGGATTAAAACTCTCTAGTGATGTTACGGCTAGCACCACAAGTGCTGGTGTCGGTCAAGCCCCAGATCTCCGTAGGTTATATGATTTTTCAGACCGAGTTGCAGAACTCGCTCCCGAAGAATCTCCATTTTTTGTCTATTTGTCTAAAGTGGCTAAAGTTCCTACGGATGATTCTTTGTTTCGGTTTTTAGAAAACCGTTCAAAAATTGATTGGACAAGTCGTAACTTTAATTTGGCTGCCCATGTAAACAGTGAAAGCGCGGTTAGTGCCAGTTCTTCTTACAGTTTTTCTGTAGATGACGGTTCTGGTGCTTCTATTGATTGGCTAGTCAAAGGAATGGTATTTGCGGTATCTACCGTAGATAGCACTGCAGGATTTGCACAAACATTGGTTCGGGTTGAAACCGGCCCTGTCGATGCAGGTTCTACTACCACATTTACTGGTAAAATCGTAGATGTTTCGAACTCCGGGGTAGCGGACTATAATGTACTTAGCAACAATGATGGTTGTCAAGTAATCGGTACTGCTTTTGGCGAAGGTACGGGTTCTCCCGATGCTTGGTCTGGCGAAATTGAAAATGATTTCGGGTATACCCAAATCTTTAAAACTTCTGCCGAGATGTCTAACACTTCAATTGCTACCCGCTATCGTGGCTATGCTAACGAATGGGAACGCATTTGGGCGTTGAAACTTCGCGAACATAAGGTTGATATTGAAAGAGCTATGCTCTTTGGTCAACGTGCCCGCACTGGCGGTATCCAGTATACTGAAGGCTTGGTAGGACATATCGTTAAGAACGCAGCTCCTACTACTGATGATTCTGCTTTTGCATATTCATCTGGTGCGCCATACTATAGAAGTGTGGCTCAAGCTGAATTAACTTATGATAGATTGCTTTCTGACTTTGAAGTGATTTACGACCCTGCTCGTGGCGCAAGTGGCGACAAATTGGTCTTAGCAGGTTTACCTGTTATCACTTTCTTTAACAAGTTAGGCGATGGCGCTTTCATGGATGCTTCTATGGGGTATTCAAATAGCGTTAACCAATATAATTTTGATAAACGTGATGGTGCTTTTGGGCATAAAATCATGACTATCGAAACTATTCATGGTACTATGCATTTAGTTAAAGAACCTCTTTTCCGTGGTATTTCAAGCGGTTTTATGCTTATGGCTGACATGGGCAAATTGTCTTACCGTCCATTGGTCGGTAATGGTTTAAATCGCGATACCCATGTAATCACAAACGTTCAAAGTGCTGATGAAGATTTGCGCAAAGATATGATCTTGACCGAAGCTGGTCTTGAAATTTCATTGCCTGAATCACATGCGCTTTACAATGTTGAAGGCTTATAGGGAGGTATACAATGCGAGCTGATTATATAAATGATAATAGTGGAAAAAGTAACCTTGATGTTAAATACATCAATATTACTGCAGATGTAACCTTGACCGCAGATCAAAGTGGTAGCTTAATTTCTATGGATGCCAATGGTGTCGATATTACGCTACCTTCTGCTGCTCCGGGTTTGAATTATGTGATTATTCAGAATGCTGATTACGATACTGCTGTGTGTACGGTCGTTCAAGCTGCTGCTACAGAAGACTTTTATGGTCACGTCTATAGCGCAGAACATGAATCTGCTGGTACAGATGGTGATACCGGTGCTTCTGGTGATACAAAAATCACATTTTCTTCCGCGTCCAAAAAAGGTGACAGTGTGGAATTAATTTCCGATGGTTCCGTTTGGTACGTGAAAGCACATGTTGCTAATTATGCGGGCATTACTTTTGATGCTTAATAATCCGAATAAATAAGGATAATACTTAGAACGGTATGGGGCTAGGTGAAAAAGACTTAGCCCCGAAAGTTCAAAAATTTAAAGGAAGTTATGGCAAATTACAATACCACTACAAAGATTATAATCAATGAAATGAATCCAAATGCGGATTCGGTTTCCGGTTCTTATGCTAAAGAACTTAATGATTATATTCAAACAATAGATACTACAAAAACAATACGGTCTATACATAGCGTAGAAATGCGCGATGGTAGAATTATGACAGTAGTTGTTCACGATTCTTAATGAATTGTCAACATTGCGACAAGGAAAACGAAGGCGGTTGGTTTTATTGCCGCTCTTGTGGCAAGCGAGCGCACCCGCCAAAGTTTACAACTAATTCATGGATGCGTTCCGAAATAGCGTCTCAAACTAAGATGGAATTTTCTGTGAATTCTATGGACGATTCAATTAAAAGTATGGAAGGCGATGCCGTGAGTAGTAAGTTGCGTTCAATGGGAATTAAACCACTATAGGAGCTATTATGCCTAGATTTGGAAAAGGAATTAAAACTTTAAGAAATGGTACTTTGGTTGGGAAGAAAAAACCCAAAATGAAGAAGAGGAATAAAAATGCCAAGAGGTAAAGCTACATACGGAAAGAAACGTGGAAGACCGTCGAAGAAAAAGAAAAAATCCAAAAAGAAAAGTAAGAAGAAATAGGAATTACTAATGGCTGGTACATTAAAAGTTAAAATACAAGAAGATATTATACTTGATAATCAGGACTATGGTTCTAAGCGGGTGTTTGAAGTATCTAGTATTGCAAATATAACTAAAAAAATAGTAAGTATTTCGGGAGATGATGATGCTACTGTATTGGTTTTTAAATCGACTACAGCGATAGCAGACGGAGCCTTAGATTTACAAACTGTAAAGTATATAAGAATTACAAATTTAGATAGTTCTAACTCCGTTAATGTTTCATTGCAGTTAGATTCGGATGAAGATAATTCTGCCGCAGACTTATCAATAACATATTTACTTGAAGCTGGTAGAAGCTTTTTAATGGGGGCCCCAGATGAGGCCGCTCATGCAGACGATGATTCTGCAACTATTGTGACCGCATTGACAGACTTAGAAAGTATAATAGTAGACCCCGGCTCTAATAGTGGTCAGGTTGAAGTTTTTGTAGCGAGTACGTAATGGCGACTTTTGAAGCTCAGGTAGAAGGTTTAACAAGCATTTCAATAGATGGCAGCAGTGCTCCAACTCAAACCGAGTTAACTCAATTTCTTACCGATGGGGCTAAGGAAATTATTAATGTATTGCCTCCCAATCTGGTAGATTTATGTTCATCCTCGCAGTCTTTCACATCTGGTACTGCAGATACATTGAATACTGGTAAAGTTCTTCGTGTATTTAGAAGTGATGGTGATATTAAACAGCCGTGTAGAAGGGTTAATGCCATGCAGAAGGGACGTTTTTCAGATAGTGAAGATATGAATTACGCTACTGTTACAGACCCAGTTTATTATATAGAAAATAATAGTTTAGATGTACTGCCTGTTGGAGGCTCTGTTACTTATTCAGAAGTTCAATATCCATCTGTAGCCTATGGGGATTCGGCAATATCGGTATTCCCAGATGAAGCTGAATATTTAGTTCCATTATATGCGTCTATAAAATCTTTACAGAATGTTTTAGGTGACAAATCATCAAATGCTGACATTACCACCGCCCTCACAGCTATGAATACTGAATTAGATGAAACTCAAGCTGTATGTGATAAGATAGATGCTGATTTAGTTCTTGCGAAAGCAGAAGTTGTTCTTGCTAAAACTGAAGCAGCTGAACTCGCAACTCAGACTGATAACAGTAGCACTTTTAATACTGCTTTAGCCGCTATAGCTACTGAGTTAAATAAAGTTGATAATGTTATAGATTTAGCAAATGATGAATTTGATGAGGTTGCTGTTGAGGTGAGCGCTACTGCTACATCTCCCATATCAGCGGCGAGGACAGCGGTTCCGTCTATTATTAACGTGAGCGATTTAAGTATAGCTGCAGTGCCTCCAGATGTACCGACAATAACGGCATCAACAGTTAGTTTTAGTACTACAGCTCCGTCCTATGCTTCACCCACCACTACAATTAGTGGGACAGCATGGGCAACCGCATATCCCGATGAATACACCGCTTTAAATACAGCTTTGGGGGCTATGACAACTGAGCTAAATAAGGTTGATAATATTCTTAGCACCGCAGAGGGGAAAGTAGATGCTTTTTATACTTCTATTGGAGACATTGATGATACTACACAGTTGTGGGATGATACGAATAAAAGATTTGCGGTTGTCAAAAATGCTTTGGATTATGCTGGAAACTTAATAGATGGGAATGCGCCCGATGCAGCTTATGATGTAGCACAGAATTTATTAGATGTAAACGCAGCCCTTGATGGGATGCAAGCTCATTTAGCAGATGGGGAGGCTATTCTTACAAGTGACCCAACTTCAGGAGATATTGCCACAGCTTTGACCGCTATGAAAAATGCAATAGAAGCCGCTGAAAATAGAATTGATAAAATGGAAGGAGCAGATGAATCTGTTTTTGGTGATGAAGACACATTTTTAACAGCTAACTCTCAACTTACAAGAGTGAAGGATGCTTTAGATAAAGTGTCTTCGTTGATTGAAGCAAACAAACCAGCTTCTGGATACGATGCTCACGATTTATTACAAGCGGAAGATATAGAATTACTTCAAGGAAACTTGAGTATTGTTGGTGTTGAATTGCAAAGAGCCCAAATGCATTTATCAGAATGGACTGCTATTGGTGATATGAGAGTAAAAGAAGTTAATGCTTCTTTATCAGAGGCTCAGGCATATGGCAGTGAAATTCAAGCTAGACTATCTTATGCCAGCGCTTATCAGCAGGCATCCGCCGCAAGAGGTCAAGAGGGACAGAATAGAATTGCACAAGCCAATACCACATTGTCAGTAGCGCAGCAAGAATTGGCTAGGGCTAATGTAGCGATTGCTGAGATTAATACAATTATAGCATCATATCGTTTAGACATAGAGGGTGTTTCCCCATATTTACAGACAGCACAGGGATATATAGGTCAAGCGTCTGGTTACGCCCAAGAAGTTCAGGCTTTATTGTCGCAAACACCAGCAAAAGTTTCGGAATATCAAGCTAAAGTTCAAGATGCTTTAAACGAGTTCAATGATGACAACGCCGAGTATCAGGCTCAATTACAGGTTTCTATTCAAAATGCACAACTAGAAGACAGTGAAGAAGGTAAAAAAATTCAAAAGTACAGTTCTGAATTACAGCAGTACCAAGCAGAAGTGAATGCAGAAGTACAGGAGTACCAGCAAAACCTAGACCAGAAATTAAAAGAGTTTGATTCGAGCGTGAAACTACAACAGTCTTATTATCAGGAAGCTGATGCTCGTGTAAAAGCTGGTAATGCTTATTTACAAGAAGCCCAAAGTAGAATTGCACAAGCACAGGGATATGCAGCTGAAGTAGGGGCTAGGGTTGGCTTTAGTGGGGCTAAATCACAAGCTATCCAAGGTCATATAAGTACAGCCCAAAGTTATGTGGCTACAGCTCAAGGATTTGGAAATGAGATTCAAGCTAAAATAGGTATTATACAGGGGTACGGCAGTGAGGTACAATCTAGGCTTGGTGTAGATGCGGCTCATTATGGCTGGTATGAAAAACAACAGGCAAAATTGCAGGCTGATTATGATAAAGGTTTACAAATGTTAATAGGCGGTGGTATGATGCCGCAACAGCAGTAAAATAAATAATGGCTAACGAGAAAATAAAATACTCAAACGGATGTTCTCCGCAGGAGCTTGATTCTACAAGTGCGAGATGGTATCAAGATAGTGATGTTGGTACGAAGCTTTCTGGTAGCGCTAATGTTTCAATGGGGGGTGGAACTTTAACATATCAATCTTCAAAAGAGATTACAAGCGCGGAATCAGCTTTAAGTAGTAAAGATTTTGTTTATGTTAGAAATATTAGCGGTGATGATGTGAAAATATCGCTTGATAACGGTTCTAATTATCTTGTTCTGTTATCAGCTGGTGAATCATTTGCGTCTGAATTAGATGCATCTGTAGCTGCTGTTGTTATTGGCACAGATGGAACATCAACAGTAGAATATTTGAGTGGTACATAATGGCTACTGATAGAAGAGTGATAATGAGAACAAGTGTACTTCCTACTGCTCGAACAGCATATGCAGCTGTGCCCGGCTCTTTAGAAGAATATGATATTTCTAAAGCTACATATAATAAGAATACTGTTAGCTCATCTATTGGCAGGCTTGGTGGGAATAGTACATTAACAGATATTACATCTAATCAATGGGGTGATGGATGGTCTTCATTTATATCAGAGAGTGCTACTTGGAGTGCTAATTTAAGTAATTGGGAGGGAGCTGATGATACGTGGGATGGCATATTTACTATGTCAACTACTCAAACACAATTATCTTCTGATGGTAGCGATTTGCAATTCTGTTACATAAAGAATTTGGGGTCTACTGCAGTAATAATTTCATTAGATGCTAACTCTACTTATCCATTAAAACTATCGGGGGGAGCAAGTACAATGTTCAGAGGGTATAGTACAAATTTAAAAATAAATGAAGTTTATGTTAAGACGGCAAGTGGGACTTCAACAATAGAATATTTAATAGCGAAATAATATGGCAGTTCACAGTATGACAGTAAAACAAATTTTAAGCCGCATAAGGCAGGTTTTCCCCGATGTTCCAGAGACTTATGTGATGAATCTAATTAATGATGCACTGGTGGAAGCTGGTATGTACAACTCAAAGATTGTACGAGCTAAGATAAGCACAGCAGCTGACCAAATGTGGTATAATTTAAGAGATACAGCTAAGGATTCGTCTAATAATGTATTAGAAGTAAATAAGATTTTTAAGGTTTATTTTATGGATAATGATGGTGATTATATTCAAATACCAAGACTTATTAATACAAATATTTTGTTAACCGACGTAACAGATGAATCAGTATTAACAGTACCGGATAGTAAATAATGGCTAGTAACATAAAATACCCAGAAGATTCATGTAGATGGTTTATAGAAGGCGATGATTTTGCTTTATTGACTAATGTAGATAGTAGTGGAACTGTGAATACTACAGAAAGAAAGAATTGGAAAGCGATACAGGAATCGGTTACTGACGGTATATTGCTTTGTTATTATGCAGAGCCGAACAATGTAACTTCGCTTGGAGATGTTCCCGATATAGATAATTCTTTACATTTAGCATTAGTTGATTATGTAAAGAAATGTTTATATATGGATGAAGCTGGTCAGAGTCAAGACCCTAATTCATCGGCAGTTAATGTTAATATGTCTATGATGCATCAGAATCGATGGGATGAATCGATTAAAAAATTTGGCATGAGAAAAAGAGATAAAACTGGTGGTTCAAGAGTTATTTTACCATCAGACTTTAGATAATTGTCTTAAATGACGGTGGCGGGGGGTAAAGGAAAGAAATATGGCTTTTCCAAAATATCAAACTAAAGAAGTATTAAACAAGGTTTTAAATGCCGGTGAAGACGGGCTTAACGTAGACCTTGCTGATTCCGTAACCGTAACTGTTGACAGTGAATTTCCTGCAGCAGCTGCGATTACAGATAATTTCGCTAATCCAACAACTACATCAGCTATGTCCATGCTTATGGGTTATGATGGTAGTGCATGGGATAGGGTAACAATAGGCGGCGGTACAGAGGCTACTGCTTTAAGAGTTACAATAGCAAGTGATTCAACTGGTGTATTGAGTATTGATGATAATGGTGGAAATATATCTATTGACGATGGTGGGAATACAATAACTGTAGATGGTACTGTATCTGTTTCTGGTTTATTGGCAGATGGACATAATGTAACGATTGATAACTCATCTGGCGGTTCTGCTGTAAACATTCAAGATGGCGGTAATACGATTACGGTAGACGGTACAGTAGATTTAGGCTCAACAGCTACAACTCATTTAAGCGAAATAGAGGGAGCTGTAGAAACTATTGAGACAACTGTAGGAACTGATGGGTCTGCTGGCCCAGCTAAAACATTATCAGTTGGTGGTACTGAATCAGGCGGGAATATACAAGAATTAAGAGTTGACTCAGATGGACATTTGCAAATAGATGTATTAAGTGGTGGAGGCGGTACTGAATATAGTGAAGATGTAGCCACTCCGGGTACTATTACAGGATTAGCTACTATGATGGAGCGTGATGATGCTCTTGGTGGGCTTACTCCAGCTGAAGGTGATTGGGCTTCTCTAAGATGCGATGCAAATGGAGCATTATGGACACATGACGATGCTTTAGATGCTGCAATAGACGGGAATTATATTAATGTAAATGCTAATATAGCAGGAACTGATTTTGTAGGAGGGGCTGGAGCTGTTGCTTCAGGTGTGCAGAGAGTTACTCTTGCATCAGATGACCCTGCCGTTACATCTTTAGGAAACCTTGACAATGCAGTTGATGGTAATTACTTAAATGTAAATATGAATCTTGCTGGTTCAGATGCTCAAGCTGGTGAAGGTACAATTTCTGCAACGACTCAAAGGGTTACAATAGCTACGGATGATGATGGAGTCGCTCATTTAGCTACAATAGCAGGTGCTGTTTCTACTGAAATGCAAGTTGATGTCGTTGCTGCTTTACCAGCTGGCGACAATAATATTGGTAATGTAGATATTGTAAGCACACCAACAACGTCTGCAACAATATCGGGTCAATCTAGGTCGCTTACCAGTTACGCTGCTCTAACTGGTTCTAATATGACAACTGATACACATGGTATATTTAGCTATGTAATTCAAATAACTGGGACTGATAATTGTACATTGAAAGTACAAGGCTCTAATGACAATTCAAATTGGGTTGACGATGATATGGCAGAAGTAACTATAGCCACTGGTGCGAGTGGATTAATATCTGGTACTACATTTTTTCAATATATAAGATTGCAGTTTAAATCAAGTAATACTAATGGTACTACTGTTAATGGTCAAGGATATGCTAAATAATGAATAAGATTATACAATTAGTATCAAGATTGTCAAGAAAATGGCAATATTTAAGAGCAAGTTATCAATCTACAAATGTTAAATGGGAAAACTTAAGATGATTAATATGAAAAATTTTAATATGAGGAAAATATAATGGCAAGTTTAACAGGTTCAACGATTGCTGCTAGTTATGAGCAATTGCTTTCACTGCCTGATGGAGGTGGCAATACATCAAACCTAGTAGCGGTAACGGATGGTGATGGTGGAACTACATTTTGTATATCTCTTACTGATGCGTCTACTGGTAAAGCTGTTCTGGCTGTAGATGGTAGCCATGCAAACGGTACTGAAATACAAATTGATAACTCTGCTACTGATGGAGATGCATTTCTATCATTTCAATTAAGTGGTACATCAAAATTCACAATGGGTGTGGATGATGGTGATTCAGATGTATTTAAGATTGGTACAACAGCTATTGGCACAGGGACTATGTTTGTCCTCGATACCAGTTCCAACATCAGCCTATCGAATAATGATAGTGGTGTATCAAATACAATATTTGGAAAAAATGCTGGTGATACAGACGGTGGTGGAGACCTTAATGTTTTTATTGGTGAATTGGCTGGCGGTAGCGGTACGCAAACTGATAACTGTGACGGTAATGTTGGTGTTGGCTATAATGTATTAAATGATTTGACAGAAGGTTTTTATAACGTCGCTATTGGTTCTGGAGCTGGGGCAACTTTAACAACTGGTGTTAGAAATATCGCTATTGGATATGCGGCTTTAGATGCCGCAGATGGTGCAGAATCCGATAATATTGCAATTGGTTCAGGTGCTATGGGTGCTTGCGACCAAGGTTCTCATTTATCTGCTGATATTGACAGCAATGTTGCGATTGGCACTAATGCTTTATTAGGTGGTGATTTTAGTGCAGCTAATACAAATTTAACAGAAAATGTTGCTATAGGTTATCTAGCTATGGACGGGACTGGCACTATCGGTGGTAATGATAATGTTTTTGTAGGAAAATCGGCTGGTGGTGGTAGTTGGGCAACTGCTGAATCAAATTATAATGTAGGCATTGGTAAAGGTGCATTAGCTGGGGCTTTGAATGGGCAAACAGGTTCAGTCGCTGTTGGTGTTACCGCTTTAGAAGTCCTCACAACTGGTGCTGCGAATACTGCTGTTGGATACCAAGCTGGTAATGCAATAGAAACTGGTGAAGAGAATACAATTGTGGGTTATCAAGCTTTTGATGTTGGGGTTGGCGATGGTAATGTGGCTATTGGTAAAGCGGCTATGGGTAGTATGTCTCACGCAACCTCTGATAAAAATACCGCTATTGGTACATATTCTTTGCTTTCAACTGGAGCCAATGAGTCAATTGGTCAAGTTGCAGTAGGTTATAGTGCTTTACAAAATTGTACAAGTGGTACTGGGAATGTGGCAGTAGGATATCAATCAGGTCTTCTTGTTAATACTGGAGAAAAAAATACTTTAATTGGTTATCAAGCTGGATATGATTTAGAGGAAGGCGATGAAAACACCTATATTGGTTATGATGTTGATGGTAATTCAACTAATGCTCAAAATAGAGCGGCTATAGGATATGGTATAACAACTCAAGCAGATGATTCAGTAACACTTGGTAATAATGATGTTACCGCAGTGTATATGGCTCAGGATAGTGGGGCAAGAGTTTATGGGTCTGGAGCGACTTTAGGAGAAGGTACTTTTTCTAGTTCGGCTGAAACTCTGAGATTACGACCAATATCAGATAGTGGTGCTGAAGATTATATAATTTTTTCAGAAGTGGATGATGTAGGCGACCATTTTCATGTTAGATATTCAAATGATAATGGTGTAGTAGGTAGTATAAAAACAAATGGCTCTGCAACAGCTTTCAATACCTCATCTGATTACAGATTAAAGGAAAACGAAGTTGCTATTTCTGATGGATTAACAAGATTAAACCAGTTAAAGCCTTATAGATTTAATTTCAAAACAGATGCAGATACAACTTTAGATGGATTCTTCGCTCACGAATTGGCTGAAATTGTGCCACAGGCCGTTAGTGGGGAAAAAGACGCAATAGACCCCAATGGCGTAGATATAGCACCACAGGGCGTCGACGCATCAAAATTAGTGCCTTTATTGGTGGCGGCAGTCCAAGAATTAACAGCAAAAGTAGAAGCATTGGAGAACGCATAATAATTAATTAACAGGAGATAAAATGCATAATTATAAAGCATTAAAATCGGCAAGTAAAGTATCAGTACAGAAAGTCAAAGTAGTTGACCAAGCTAAAGTAGATGAAGTCAAGGATGACGATGGCAAGGTTACGACATACGCTCAAAAAGAAATGTCACACGAAGAACTACAAGTAGTTTGTAAGTGTTATGACCCTAATACTGGCGAAGCTAAAGATGACTCTGTGAGGGCTTATTCACTTTCAGAAGTGAAGCGTGAAATAGACCGTCGCAAATCAGAGGTTGCGAGATTAGAAGCTGAACAAGCCGAATGGGAACAACTTGAAACTGACTTAAAAGCATTGTAGTCTGTAAATGTCTGCAATCCTACAATACTACTCGCATGAGTAAAATACTACTCGTCATGGTAAAGTATTTATACAAGGTTATGTCAAAGATTTTAACAGTTTATGACATGAGAATTAACCATTGTCGTAATGCTCGTATTTGCCAGAAGATAATTGAATTAGACGTAAGTATGAAATGAGAGTATTGTACTCAGATGATAGAATTTGTAATCATCCTTCTTTGGACTACTCTTTTGATTGGGTCTCTTGCGTTAATCGCTAACTATTATGATAACAAGTGAATGTTACCAATGAGCTGGAATTACAGATTAGTCACCGAAACTAAAGAGGGCAAGAAACTCCCTCGCCTCGCAGAGGTCTATTACAATGATAATGG